CACTAATTAATCCTAAAGCTATTAGAATATTTTTTACAGATAATTCTATTTTCATTTACCACAAACACAGCTTCCATTACAGCCACAAGGATTAATCATAACTTATCAAACTCCGTTTTAAATTTTGTCCATGTAATTTCTGAATGAGGACAAGTAGTGGTATCTATTGACATACCATTACTATCTTCTCCAGTTTTCCATTTTATTTGATTAAAATGTTCCTCTGTAGTTATTTCATCTAATACAAAACTAAATTGTGCATCACTTTTTAACTTAAATATTGTTTGTAAAACTTTTGAAATATTTTCTTTACTCATGCTAAAATCTCCATAGCAACTAAATTAGTTTCGCCAGTTATTTTGTAAGTCATAGCAACACCTGTATCTGAAACTCGCATAATTGGATCATAGTGAATTTGTGAAGTTGTATTCGGACTATCTAATTTTAATAAATTTACAGCAACACCCATGTCATTATAAGTAGCACCATTTACATAAAATCCTTGCATACCATCATTACTTGATGCACCTAAATCTGTTTCTGTGCCACCGATATCTCGTCTTAAACTATACCTAGCATAAAAGTTATCATTTGAAGTATCTTGATACCCTAAAGGGGATTGATACATTACTAATATTTTACTACTTGTAGCAGAAGGAGTAATACTAATTCTTACATTAGTAAATCCAATAAAACTTGTATTACTGCAAGTGCCACCATCAGTCATTGTTGCCGAAACAATTTGACCTACTTTTCCACCAGAATATCTTGCAGCAGCTAAAGTACCACTAGCTACATTAGATGCGTTCAAAGCTGTAACTGCCGAGCCATTAACTGCTGGTAGGTTTCCAGTAGTACCATGTGTTAAGTTAGTTTTAATTATAGCCATTATGCATCATCTCTAGCTTTACGATTTTTGTAATCTGATCTAGCTGTAACTAAAGCAACAAAGTCTGCTTGATTGCTTGGAATAGAGTCAGTAAAAGAATCATCATTCATTAATCTTGTAGTCCACTCTTGTTGAAATCTTTTCCAACAATTATTAATTTTACCATCTACTGCGTCTTGAATCCATTTATCCAATCCAGCATTATCTGTATCATTATACAAATCGTTAGATAATATTTTTTGTTGTAAGTCTGTTAAACTTACTGTTTTAGTATGTGTAGCCATTTAAACCTCCTTTAAAGTTAATTGTTTCATTAAGCTATTTTAATTATTCCAGCGCTGCCAATATCATCTATATCAACAACTCTACTTCCCCCATCAATTCTTAAAGATGTGCTAACAGTATCGTTTGCATCCATATCCATAATTGCGGAAACATTGTAAATCATACTTGTACTATTTTTTTGATTAGCTGTATTTGCACTTTGAACATAATATATTCTATTACTTGTATTAATATACATTAGTGCTCTAGTGTGATTACTAGCTAAACCACCTATAGATACAGAATAAACTGCTAAATAAACACCATCAACAGGAGCAGTAAATGTAGGAGATGCAAAATCAGCATTTTGGTCTGTAATTTCAGAACCCCCAAATGTAACAGTATGGTTATTTTCATCACCAGTAACGTTAGACTGTGCTCCAGTTCTTGCAATAGCTGCTGGTTGTAGTGGCATAGTTACATGACCTGAACTATCAATTACTATTCCATCAGTTCCATCTGCTACTTCTAATACTAAACTATCATTACTTCCTTCACTATTTAATCTTACTTGATTGTTAGATTCATCTACTGCAATTCCTAAAGAGGCTGTACCATTACTTGAAAATTGAGCTGCATGAATATTTGAACCAGATTTAGATATTTTTAAAGAATAATTTGCATTATCTTCTACATGAAGTGTAGAACTTGGTGCTGATTTTCCAATACCTACTCTATTATTACCACCATCAACAAATACCATATGAGTATTATCATTAGATTCTACTCTAAAATCTACATCTGCTGAACTTTCATTAAATACAACAGCTGCATCTGGGTCAAAAGATGAAATAGTTTTAAATGTGTTATCTCCAGCTAAGAATGTAGAACTTGATTTTGTTCCACTTGCTCCAAGCTGTGCCATGTTTACAGAACTGTCTGCTGGTACATTTATTAAAGCAGTACCATAGTGCATAATAAAATTACAAGTGTCATCCGATGTAGGAGAAAAATCAAATACTATAGTTGCTCCAGCTACAGTAAAGTTACCTTGTTGAACAACACCATTGATAGAAACTAAAATATTATTTTTACCACTAGGAGTAAATGCAACACTAGATTTTGTTAAGTTATATGTTGTGCTACCATCAAAAGTTATGTTGTCTAATTTTTCAACATTACTAATAGCATCAACACCTCTACCTACATAGGTCATGCGTCCTCCAATGTTTTAACTCTTGCTTCTAGTTCTTGAATTGTTTTAACAAGAAGTGGAACTAATTTACTTTGGTCTATTGCTTGATACTTAGGTATTGTTTTACTAGCAGACCAAGTTGTATTATTAGCAAAAACACCATTTGCTTTGCCTTTTGTCCATTCATCTTCTGAAACATCTTTTCTTTGTAAATTGCCATTAGCATTGTAAACACCATTTGGTATTACTTCTGTTTCATCTTTAGTTCCTTGAACAGCGATAGGCACAATGTCAGATACTTCATGTGCTAAAAATCCTTCAACAAGTGTACTATCTGAATCTGATTTCCAACTAAATTTAGCTGGTTTTAATTTTTTTAATTCTGTTGTTGCATCAAAACTATAATTTACATTTTCTTTTAACCTGTAATCTGACGAAGTGTTATAAGAAACAGTATTAGCATTAGGATTAATTCCTATTTTACCACACGCTTGGTTATCACCATCTGTAAAAGCAATTAATGTTTCATCAGTTCCACTAGATGTGCCATGTTTAATTGCCATAGCTGTATTATTTAATTGTCCATCTACATACATTGTTACTGCACCATTATTATTACTTCCATAATTAAATTGTATTGAATGGTTATTAGCAATTCTCATAAATTCATCAGCATTAACACCAAAAGCCATATAGTTAGTATTATGATGATACTTAATATAACCTACATCACTATCTGAGTTATCTCCAAAAGCGATTGTTTGTTCATCTTCGTGTCCACCAAGTAATGTCATTCCAATACCAGCAGAACCTTCTAAAACTAAAGCATCATTATCTGACATAACACTTCCACCACTATCAGCTTTTCTTACATGAACACCAGAACCTAAATCTGCACTAGCACCTACTCCTAAAAATGTTCCATTCCAAGTTAAGTTAGGTTCTCCTAATAAAGCATTTGCTCCAGTTACAGTTGCCACAGTATTGTTTGTGCTACCAGATAAAGAAACACCACTAGCTGGTATTGCTTCAAAAGCTGGAGGTGAACCAGCACCAGTAGATGTTAATACTTGTCCATCATTACCAGTAGCAATAGCAACTGGATTACCAGACGCATCATAACTAATAATATTTCCATCAGTACCACCAGCTAATTTAGCTAATGATATTGCATCATCTTCTATATCAGTTTGATTAACTGGTTTGTTAGCTGGTTTTTGTCCTACATATGTCATCTATAATCCTACGTTATTTCCATTACTGATAGTACGCCACTCACTTTATCAGCGACTGAACAATCAACTTTAATTTCATCTGTTGCTTCCATGTTTATTTTGCTACCAGCAATAATTTCCAAACTTGAACCAGCTGGAATTGTTACATCTTTAGCAATAAACGCAGTACCATTAGCTACATTGTTTGCTCCACCACGATTAGCAGTATCACTAACTAACTCTACTTCAACTGTAACAGAAGCAGAATGAATATTAGTAAGACGCAAACCTAGAACAACAGTAGTTGTACTACCAGCTACAGTATAAACTTTATAGGGTGTTCCAGCACTTGCTGGTTCAGCCGCAAATGAAACAGTTTTAAAAGTATTTGCCATGTTTTCTCCTTTCTATTATTAACCTAAAGCTATAGCTAAAGCTGTGCTATCGGCATATGTTACATCTGGTGCAGTTACAGCAACCCACGCAGACCCGTTGTAGTATTTAAAAGCATTTGAAGTGGAATTATATGCAAGATCACCTTCATCTAAACTTGATGATGGATCACTTGAACCTATTCTATATCTATCAGCAAAACTATTTACGCCAGCAATATTAGAAGCTACAGTTGATATGTTACTATTTGCACCAGCTACAGTTGCAATATTTGCAACTACACCACTTGCTCCAAGTGTTGCCATATTTGTAACATTGGCAGAAGTACCGAGAATATTTAGGTCAGTAACTATGTCGCTTGTTGCTAAAGTGTTTAAATCAGAAACTATATCGGAGGTAGCTAAAACATTAATATCGCTTACTATGTCAGAAGTAGCAAGGGTATTTAAGTCAGAAACTATATCGCTAGTTGCAAGAGTGTTAAGATCACTTACAATATCTGATGTTGCTAAAATTGCCATATCAGCAATAACATCAGAGTTACCAAGGAGAGCCATATCAGCAATTACGTCAGCATTACCTAATAAACCCATATCGGTTACAACAGCACTTGTACCTAGTAATCCCATAGCAGTTACATTAGCAGACGTACCTAAATGACCCATAGCAGTTACGTTGGCAGAAGTTCCTAATAAATCCATATCAGTTACGATTGCAGAAGTACCTAGTATTGCTAAATCAGCAACAGCATCAGAAGTACCTAGTCTACCAATCTCAGTAGCTTTTCCAGCTACAGCACCTATGTCAGTTGCATCTCCAGCAACAGCAGTAACATTAGAAGCAATTCCAGCTACAGTTGTTACATTACTAGATATTGAACTAAGTGTACTTATAGCACTAGCAATTCCAGCTACAGTTGAAACATCAGTAATTGATTGATCAAATTCTAAAGCATTACCAGCCGAGTTAACAGATAGTATTTTATTAGCAACAAGATTAGGAAATGTTAAATTAAATGTATTAGATGTAGTAGCACTAGCTTTAGGAGAAAATTTTAAATCTCTTTCAAGCTGTTGTGACATAGCCACAATTTTATCTAATTCTGTGTTAAGTGTTTCTACAGGAAATGAGCCTGATGCAGAAAAATCTGTAGTACGAGATATAGGTAATTCTCTATAAATTGTATATATATCACCATTAGTAGAAGCACCACCAAGAGTAATTGAACCACCACCAGAAGCACCAGCTCCAGTTACCGAATATTTAGAGGCATCAGAAGGAGAAGCATTAAAAGTAAGTGTGGTATCTGTTCCACTAGATGTTTTAATAACAACAAGATCACTATTGTTAAAAAATTCAAAAGGAACAGAAAATGTAGTCTGTGTGTTTGCGGCTGTATACTGTACTCTAGGAGTAGTATCAGATATTGTAATTGACATTATTGTAGTCCTTTTTCCATTTGATCAAACAAAGAATCTAAGTAATGTATATTTTGAAAAGGAACTAATCTACGCACATTAGAAGCTTTTGTTCTAGGGTCATTATCAAATAAAACGTGTTGCATTTTATCTAATTGTGAACCAGTTGGGCCACCTATTGCACCCATTTTTTGACCCATATCTCCAAATATTAATCTTTCTATTCCTGTGTATGCGTCTGTAAAATATCCACCAACACCTGATCGTTCAAAACCATTTTTAAATTTTTGTGCGTTGCTCATTTGAGAGTAATCTATGCCAAATGCTCTTGCTCGTAATTGATCAATAATCATTCCTAAAGCAATCATAGTAACTATTGTACCAAAAAAATTTGCGTCTTTTTCTTGTAAACCTCTAATAAGAACTCTGTTTGACATACCCATAGTAAATTTTTTAAATTGAGCTATCAATCCACCTATTTCTGTAGACATCCATAAAGGCGTATCAGCTAGTGAAGGAGTAACAATAGCTAAATTAACATCATTTTGAACAGCCAAATTAAATACTTTTTGTATTTCTTCATCCATCCAATCAAATGATTTAGCTAATCGTATATGTTCTAATCCAGCATCATTAGATAATGAACCTTTACCTTGTCCATGATTTTTATATTGGCGTAAAATTCTTTTTGCTTCTTTTAATCCAATACCTGATTGAGCTAGTTTAGCTTTATTTAATTTTGTAATTGTTCCACTAACTAAATTTTCACTTTCTTCTAATAACCTTGTTACTATCATCATAGTGTTATGAGTTTTTACCATTTGATTCCATGGTGACATTAAATTTGCCATAAAAAAAACACTCGACATTTTATTTGCTCCACGTTCAATTTTATCAAGTGTGCCATAAATAGTATCTAAATCATTGTACGCTAATGCTCTGGTAGATAATAACATATCAAAACCTTCACCTGACATACGAGCTTCTTTTAATGAAATTGCATAAATATTTTTAGTTATACCATTACTAAATGATTCAAAAGTTGTGCTAAGACTACGTTGTAATCCATTGTAAAAAAGAGAACGACCCATATCAACAAGACTAGCTGTAGCTCCTTGTAAAGAAGTCCAAGCATTAAATTGTTTTGTTAAACGTATTCCTTTACTCCAAAACTTTGTTGGGTCATCAGATACTCCGTAAACACCTTTAAATAAATCTCTAACTGCTTCCATATCTTTAATAACAGCATTTCGTTCATCAGTAATTTTAGATTTTTCTGATTTAGTTTTAGCATTGTTAAATTTAATTTCATATTCTGCGGCTACATCACGGATACCAGCTTGATAACCTTTACCTTGTAAAAATGCTCCACCATGAGCATTAGCTGTGCCAAACATAGAACCAAGGTAGGTATCTGGTAATACAGATTTATGATACACTTGCATTAAAGAAAATATATCTCCTTCCATATATCCAGCACGTATCCATTCCTGTTGATCTAAAACAAAATTACCACGTCTTTTTAAATTACCTGATGTACCTGACGCACCAAAAAAATACTTTTCAATCGTTACATCATCTGCTGATTTTTTTAAATCTACTGGGTCAAATTTTTGCCAAGGAAATTTTTGCTCATATGATTTTACTAAATCATTTATTATTTCATCTGAAAATGTAGGATTACTACGTTTTAAACTAGCTGTTGCAAATATTCTCCATGCTTCAATATTGTTTTGTATTTTACCTACATTAACA